TAAATTATATTGCTGAAAGAGAGTATTCTTTAAAGGCAATGGAAGGATTTATCAAAGGAGCAAAGGATAATAACCTTATTCTCAACTGGAATGATATTAAGAGCAAGCCTCTTGTCCAGCAGATTAAGGAAGCTAACCTTGCAAGATCTCCGTCTGGTGACAAGTTTGAGACAGAAAGAAGAGTTATCCTAAACCGTCTTAGTGAGACAAATGAGTTTGCTCAAAGATGGAATCAAAGAATGACTCGTATCGGAGAGTACATCTTTGATAAAAGGGGTATTGATGTCATCGATAGAATGAGTATCAGACCTGATGTAGCACTAAGGTCTTTTGCTTTTGACCTAAAACTGGGTCTGTTTAACATTGACCAGTTTGTTGTTCAGGCTTCTTCTGCTTTGAACATTATGACTATCTCTCCAATGAATGGTTTGAAAGCTGCTGCTTCTTATCTTCCTCTTCGTATTGCAATGGTAAATACAAATCCTGATGTACTAAAAGCTTTGTACAAAAGGTCGAGTGCTTTCATCGGTATGACTGAGAAAGAGTTCCTTGAGTCTGTCAATTACATGCAAAGATCTGGTAGATTTATTGTAAACCAGAATATTCAGGAACTAAACGGTACTTACGATGTTACTCGTGGTATGATCCAGAAGGTTAGAGAAGCTGGTAGAATCCCATTTAATGAAGGTGATCGTGTTGCTAGACTGATGGCAACTAACGTAGCCTACCGTGAGTTTAGGAAAGCTTATCCAGTCCTCGATGTCAGTACCGATGTCGGGTTCAGGATTATGGATGACTTTATTACCCAAAGGGCAGATGCTCTGACAATGAATATGACTAGAGCTTCAGCCGCTTGGTGGCAGCAGGGTTTTATGTCTCTCCCGACACAGTGGTTAGGTTATCAGGCAAAGCTTGTAGAGAACATCTTCTTCGGTAAAAACCTTACTGGTGCAGAAAGAGGTAGGCTTGGCCTATCTCAGGTAATCTTGTTTGGTGGTGCTGGTGTTCCCCTTGGTACTTGGGCTGTAAACGCTTTTGTTGATGAAAGTTCACAGGGTATTGACAAGGATGCCTATACTCTGCTAAGATATGGTGTACTTGACTATACTTTATCTAATCTTATTAACGAAGATACTGCAATGTCTGGTAGACTTGGTACTGGTGAAGGTATGTACCAATTGTACCAAAATATTATGGATCAAAATTTTGTAGAAACACTTGGTGGCCCTGCTACAGCAATTGCTGTTGATACTGGTAGTTCTGCTATGACACTGGTAGGTTCTTTGTTTAATAGTAATATTGCTATTACCCAGTATGATTTAACAAAGGTTCTTCGTAATATCTCCAGTATGGATAAGGTAGCTAAAGCTTACTATCTCATGCAGACTGGTGAGTTTATCGATAAGAAAGGTAGAGCATTGGCCGAGGGTATGAGTCCTTGGAATGCTCTTTGGAACTCTCTTGGTATCCCCTTCCAAGAAGTTCAGTTATACTACGATGTTCGTCAGGCTCTATACGCTGAGAGTCAGATGGTAAAGTCGGTGACAGATAGGACTAGAGAACTTATCAGATTGCAGAATGATTATATAAAAGAAGGTGATTTAAGATCTGCTGAAGGTATTAGGGATGAGATACTATCTCTAATTGAACCTCTTACTTTTGATCAAAGAAGTAAAGTTCTTAGTCAGAGCAGAGAACAAATTCGTACACTCAGTGAGTCTGCTATTATTCAAGACAGTAAGACAGCATCACAAGGACTCAGTATTCAAATGCAAAAGCTTAAAGAAGGACAATAAGAATGGCTCTATTTAATCCCGAGATAAGGACTCTCGATGGTTCTAACGTAGGTACATACTCTCCTCCAACTGTAGATTACTCCAACTTCTTTGCTGGTATCGGTGCTGCTATTGGTTCTATTGTAGAGACAAAGGGTAGAGGCGGTAGTATTTCAGAAGGAGATAAGAAAGCTCTTGCACTTCGTGATGTAACTTCGAATATCCAGAGAGCATATGAAATTGAAGACACTACTGTCCGTGCTACTACGCTGAAGATTATGAAGCAAAAAGCTTGGACTGAGTATCCTCAATACCGAGAGGATGTAAACGCTATCTTTGGTGAATTTACTGGAGAGATTTATACTGCAACTGGCATGTCTCCAGATGATCTTCAACAGGCTAATGCTTACAAGTGGGCTACTGATAGTTCAGAAGGCCAATCTGCTGTAGCTCTTGCTAATTTAAAGGCAAAGGGTGATAGTGTACTTGCTGATCAGTTGATTAAAGATGCTTATTATAAAGATCTTTTGTATAAGAATAAGCTTTCTGCAATTGAAACTGAAACAAAACTTCTTGAAGCTGATGAGAAGAAAAGAAAAATTTTGTTTGAGACTAATGTAAGACCAACTCTTCAAGCAAAAGTTGATAATAATTTTACACAAGATATGTCTCCTGAAATTATTCAGTCTATTACACAAAAAGCTTTAGCAGATAAAGTAGATGTTACGACATATCTTCTTGATAGTTTAACTGCGGCAAGAGCGCAAAGACTTGCAGAAATTACTAACGACATTAACAGGAAAGGTATTGATCCTACAACTGTTAATCCAGAGTCTTTTATGAAACTTTATGATGCTGCTATTACTTCTTATACACAGAAAAAAGATGTTTTGTCTAGAGCTTTGAAAGGTAAAACAGACGAAGATATCTCACGTATTCTTTCTCAAAATTCAAGTGATCCTTTTGTAATTAATTTTGCTTTAGGAAAAGGAGATGTTTTCTTTTCTGAATATATCACTCAAAACCCATCAAAAAAAGAAGACTTAAAAAGAATTGGAGAAGCTAGTATCGGTTCTGCTGGTAATGGCATGACACCAACTGTAGCTAATAGTACTATGTCTTCGGGTACTGTTGGAGATTCTGCTGTTGCTTTCTCTCAAACGTATAGTGGTGTTGCTCCTGTTGAAGAGTTGCAGAAAATCTTTAAGGCTCCTCCAGAAACTAAGAGATCTCTCCTTAAAACGGGTATTAACTCTATTTACAATTATAAGTATAATGAAAATCTTCCAGAGAATACCGAAGCAGCAGCTAGAAATATTTCTGGTATGTACGTAACAGCTTTGCCTGAGATTGACATTGAAGGTGAGGGTATTAGACTGTCTAATGTAAAGAATCTTTTAGCTAATAGAGCATTCGATACTATTAATAGTATTAAAAGTACTAACCCTGAACTGGGAAATACTTTGTTTAATGCAATGAATACTTACACTATTAATGCTGCAAAGAGACTTACAGATAACTTTAATACTAATATGGAAGCTATTAAAGATACTGATGCTGTTCCATTTATCCTTGAGATGGATAAGAATGGTAACATTGGTCTTAACATAAACCCTGAAGCTCTAAAGACAGATATTACTTTGAAGAAGGCTATGGGTTCTTATCGTTATGAAACTGTTAGGCAGGGTGCAAGAGGTTCTAGACAGGTAGAAGTTAGCGTTGCTCCAACTGAAACAGATCCAATGAAGATCCTTTCTAATTACACCTCGATTCTTAATGCTAATTTGTCTAGACCATTTGGTGAGTATAATAATACAAGAGAGATTATAGATAATATCGAAGCTTTGAAAGTTATCGCCATGCAGTCGAAGAATATTCCAATTGAAATTAGGAATAGAGGATATGATCCTATCCAGATTATCAGACAGAATGTTACAGTGATTGGTGAATAAAAATGGGTATCTTTGCTCCTGAAATACAGACAACTGGTTCTAATGCAGAAGCAGTAGCTCCTGCTGTAATTAGTCAGGATCAGTTTGCTAGTATTGGTCAAAGTATTGCTGATATCATTCAGGCTGTAACACCGTCTACTGAAAAAGAAAGTCTTATCAGTACTCAGGAAGAAGAGGAAAGTTATCCAGAACCTGAGATTACACCAGCAAGACCAATGTCTGGTCTTCCTATCCAGTCTCAAGCATTCCTTGATGCTATTGCTGCTGCTGAAGGAACTGGTGGTGATTACAATATCATCGTTGGTGGTAAGAAGTTTGAAGGTTACGAGCAGCATCCTAACGTAGTAGGAGTTGTTACACGGGCTGGTCCCAGTACTGCTGCTGGTAAGTACCAGATTACAAAGCAGACTTGGGATTATCTCCAGAGTAAGTATTCTGATTTGACAGACTTTAGTCCAGAGAATCAAGATAGAGCTGCTTTTTATCTCGCTACTGAGAGATATAAGACAAATACAAAGGGTAGGGATCTACTCTCTGATTTGACAATGGGTAATACTTCTTATCTTCGAGATGCTCTTCAGAAGACTTGGACTGGTATTATTGTTGATAAAGACTTTGAAGGTAGGTTGAATAGGAATGTCGAGTCAAGGACAACGACTATCCTTAAACCAGTTGGGTTTACAACAGTTAAGTATGTAAACGAACAGTCTATTAGAAACAAATCAGTTGCTCCTGAGTTGGAAGTTAAACTCGATGTAGCTATCTCTTCTGTCCTTGGCCCCGGTCATACAGTAGAGATTTTTTCTGGTGGACAGGAGAAAAAGGGTAAAGGTCAAAAGAGAACTGGTAGCATTCGACATGATGTAGATGATCTAGGTAGAGGTCTAGCAGCAGACGTAAGAATTTATAATCCTAGTGGTAAGCAAGTTACTGATAAGCAAGTTCTCAATAAGGTTAGAGACTTTTGGTTGAGTAAAAATTATGGGTCTGTCGGTACTTATATGCCGGGGGCTGGTATTCACTTTGATATCTGGACGAAGGAAAAGCTTCTTCCCGGTATGGCTAACGTATGGAGTTATTAATAATGCCACTAACAAGCAAGGGTAAGAAGATTATGGCTGCTTTAAAAAAGCAGTATGGTGAGGATGCAGAGTCTGTCTTCTATGCCATGAAAGAAAAGCGTAAGATTTCTGGTGTCGAAGAAATCGATAAGGATATGGGAAAGAAGCCCGCTAGGAAAGCTGCTCCTAAAAGTAAGAAGACAACAAGGAGAAAGTAATGGCTATCGAATATAGAGGTGAGAAGTTTGCTGGGTATAACAAGCCGAAGAGGACACCAAATGCCAGTAAGTCTCATGCTGTCCTAGCTAAAGAAGATAGCACTGTTAAGCTTATCCGCTTTGGTCAGCAGGGTGTCTCCGGTTCTCCGAAGAAAGAAGGGGAGTCTGCTTCCTATCGTAAGCGTAGGGAAAGCTTTAAGGCTAGACATGCAAAGAACATAAGTAAGGGTAAGATGTCAGCAGCCTATTGGGCGGATAAAGTAAAATGGTAAAAGGATTGTATGCTAACATCTGGGCCAAGCGTAAGGCTGGTAAGAAGATGAGGAAGAAGGGTGAGAAAGGCGCACCCACTGATAAAGCCTTTAGGGAGGCCGCTAAGACAGCGAAGAAAAAGTAATGATGACAACAAACAATACAGGTAATCTAAGAAGGAGTTCAGTTATGCCCAGTAAAGGTCAATTGTACAAGAAGCCAATGGCTAAGAAGAAGAAGACGGTAGATCCGTTTGCAGAAGGTATTGATCCGTCTGCTGGTAGAGGTGTCCCGCTGAGTGCTTATAACCAGCCCGTTCCGAAGCCAAAGCCGAAGCCCAAGAAGCCCATGATGAAGAAGAAGGTGAAGTAAGATGAAGAACAAGAAGCACGGTATGAAGGAAGAGAAAGCCGAGATGAAGGGCGGTAAGTATCGCGGTGGGTTTAAGGAAGAGATGGCTGAAATGAGGGCTATGAAGAAGTCTTCAAAGAAGAAGCCCGCTAAGAAGAAGGCTAAGAAGTAAATGGTAGCCCCCAGATCTAGTTCCTCTAATAAGAAAGACACGGAGAGTAAGTCTTCTGGTCCCGGTGGGGGTTCACTAAATGCTCCAGCTAGAACTACTCCATCTACTGGAAGAGTGTCATCAAATACTGCACCCTCTGGTAGTAAGTTCGGTCCAAGAGAGAAGTCTACTCCAGTGAGCACTGCTCCTTCTAGTATGGCTAGAGAGAGTACGACAGATAGGTTGTCTAGGTCTGGGGGTAAACAGATTACAGATAAGGTTGGTGTTACTAGTCAGAAGCCTAGATCTGGTCCTTCCATTGGTCCTACAGAAGCTGCTATTTCTCAGCCAGCAAGACAGAAGACAAGCTTGAATGCTATGAAAGGAAGTCCTGCAAAGGCTTACACTGGTGTTCAAGAGAGGATTGGTCAGGAAAGATTGTCTCTTACTGGCAATCCACCCTCTTACTATCAAAGACCTATGAGTCAAAAGGATGTTGAGAAGTCATACCAGAGTATGAAGAACCCTACTCAAAGGGCTTATGATATTAATAACCCTAGCAATCCCGGTTTTGGTGCTCCTCAATATCCAAAGACACAACTTAAACTATCAACTACTGAGACAACAAAGAGTGTTGAGGCTAGTTCAAAAGCAATAAGAAACCCTACCCAGAGGGCTTACGATAAGAATGATCCTAACTATATGGGTGCTGGTGTTGCTCTTAAACCGGCAGTAAAGCCCGCTATTACTAGATCTCTAACTGAACAAAAGCCCCCTATACCTAAGCCTAAACCTGATAGAGTAAGTACTGCTCCTATTCCGAAAGCAAAGCCAGCTAAACCAGTTGCTGCTGCTAAGAAGACTACTAAGGTAACTGGTAAGTCGAAGAGTAGAGTAGCATTCGAGAAAGAGTTTGCTGCTGCTAAAGCTAGAGGTGAGAAGGTCTTTATATTTAAAGGTAAAAAATATTCAACGAGGGTAAAATAATGGCATCGAAAGCAGAATATTTAAAGAAAAGAAAAGTAAGAAAACTGTCTGATATGATTAATCGTAAGTTTGATCCCGGTCAAGGAAACCCAAAGACTGTTAATCCTAATAAGAAGAAGTCAGTAGTCCCTAGAAAACCAGACTATCTTTCTGAAGCTGTACAGAAACTTGCTTATAAGTTTGGTCTAACAGATCAGCCTAGCGCACAGTCAGTTAGAGAAGAAACTTATAAAGCAAAACCAGAAGCAAAGATTTTAGGATCGGTAAAGTCTGTTGATAAACCAACTGGTAAGAAAAGATACTCTTCACCTATTGGACCTCGTAAACCAAAGTATGATTCACCTATTGGACCTCGTAAACCCGAGGCTACTGCAATTACTGCTGGTCCCGGTAGAATGGGTAGTCAAACGGTAACTGGGCCTAAGAAAAAAGACTTTACTGGTTCTGGTAACGGTGGAGCAAGAGACTCTGGCCGTGTTGGTGGGGGCTTGAGTGGAAGTGGTGTTACTAGACCTTCTGCTACTGCAACTGCTGGTACTGGGACAAGCACTGGTGCTGCTGAGAAGATGACTAACTTCGAAAGAATGAAGGCAAGGCAGTATGAAAGAGAAGGCTACGGTGGTAGGGTTATGACCCGTAAGAAAGCTACCGAACAAGTTATGAAAGAACGCCAGTACAAGTCACCGCTTGCTGGTCTGTTTAAAAGAAAGGGTAAATAAATGGTTACTGTTTTTGATATTCGTAAAGCTTCACAGGATGAGAAGGCGGCTGTTGTAGACGAGAGATACAGTAAGCCTACAACTGATACTTCAGGTACAGCTACAGCTAGTAAAACAAATTCAATAGCAGATATTTTTGGTGCTGCTTTTAAAGCTGGTGTTAATCCACTTAATGCTGCAATGGTTGCTATGAGTCCTTCTCGTACTGTTATGAAAGAAGGGGGAGGGACTTATAACTATTACGAGCAGCAGTTTAAGAAGGATGTAAGAGCAGGAAAGTACGCTACTCCTACAACCCCTCCTAAGTCTCCGACTAGTACAACAAGTCCCGGTATTAATGCTCCTGCACCGGATCAACCTTGGCAACCAAGTTCTATGAGTGGTCTTCAGGCACAGGAAGAAGATCCGTTGAAGAGGAGAAGATAAGCTAGAACTGGTAAAGCTTATCCATAATTCTAGCCTTTGCTAGTTCAAGCTGGACATACACTTCTTCTGGTGTAAAGCCATCAGTCCAACTGATCTTAAAACTTTCACCTCCCCAGCCAACTATGATAAGATCATCGTAGTTATCTTTAGCTAGTTCAAGCAAGTCATTAGGTGTAACCCCCCGGTCTTCTGGGGGGTTATCTTTTTGTACGAACTTGAATACCTTCTTGCCATCGTCTTTATCTTTAGCCATCTTATTCTCCTACGTAAGATCTACAATTTCACAGAAGCCAGCAGCACAAGCAGCAGTCTGACTAGCCTTCGTACTATCTTCTTTCTCATACTCTGAGAGCTTGCTCCAGTCAATAGACTCTGGCATCAGTTCTTTCAGTTTGTTGTACTCCTCTTCAGTGCAGTCCTCATATGGTGCTTGCTTGTAAATGTGATCTGAGTGAGGGAGGAAGGACAGACCAGAAGCAATAGAGAAGTTGTTATACAACCATGCGCCAACCCGAACCCACTCATCGGGTTTAACTGAGACAGTGATAGAAGGCTTATGCTCGCACCAATGGATGGCGTAGATCTTCCACAGTTCGAGGTGTTCGATAGCAGACAGATCGTGTCTAGTAAGTCCTCCCTCTGGTGCTTTAACAGGGAAGCTGAAGACCGTAGTATGGTCAGGCTTCATAATGTCAGGCTCATTGGGAATACCATTGTCCTTCATAAACTGGGTTATCGGATCTTTGTTATCCCCACGGACACGACGAATGTAGTAAGCATTATGACGGGGATGTATTCCACTAGCAGAGTCAACAAGCTGGGAGACAGTTCCACTAGGCTTGACACAGGTAATAGCAGCAGACTGCTGGATACCAAGCTTCTCTGCCCAAACCTTGTTAGTATTAATTGCAATTCTTTTCAGTGTAAAGAGTGTTAATTCAAGATTACCCATTGGATTAGTACCATTAAGAATATCATGGTCCATAATTCCAGTCAGTGATACGCCAAGCAGACGCTCTTCCTCAGTGTTCTTAGTCCAGATCTTCCTAAGATAGGGGAAGTGTGTATAGGTAGCCTGAATAGTACCAAGGATGGTAGCCAGCTTAACCTTCCTCTCAAGGTCAACCATCTTATCCGTAGCACGGACTACAACTTCAGTTAGGTTACAGAACTGGTAGGGACGGAGGATGATCTCTGAGCATGGGTTAGTACCGAAGTCATAACTAGCATCACGCCTAAGATTGTTAGCCGTATGCTTCTGTGCTGCTACACGGGAGAACATACCACGCTCACCAGTACCAGAGTCTACGAGGCTGGCCCACTCATGCAAGAATGTACTAGCATCAGGCTTCTCGGTATAGGCTACGGAGTTGTTAGCAAGTGAACGCTGGGGATTAGTCTCCCAGAACTGACCTGTCTTAGCATGACGCATCCTGTCATCTGAGAGGTTAGACAGAGAGATCATAGCTGATCGACGGACACCTCCGACTACGACAACCTCACCAATCTTACACATAATATCATGGCATTCGAGGCTGTTCAGCTTCCTGCCAGCAGCAGCCTTAAAGATGGAGACAACGAAACGGAACAACTGGTCTAGTGGTTCAGGACCAGATGCACGGCCACCGAATACCTTCAGTCTCGAACCAGAAGGACGTACCTTGCTCATGTCCCACTTAGCTACTTCACCTGAGTAGAGGAGAGAGATAAGCTGACGCAGTGCTTTAGCCCATCCTTCCTTGCTATCGGAGACAACGATAGTCGTACTCGAATCGAACATCTTCTCCGGTACTTCGGGAAGCTTACTGACATACTGACGTTCGACTGAGAAGCCTACACCAGTGCCGCACATTAGGATAAACATAGCCTCATCGAAGGACTTCATGTCATCGACAGGTAGGTAGGAACAGTTGTACGCACAGGTGTTGTCACGCTCAAGAGCCTTGCCAGCAGTCATCATAGCCCGCATACTGGGCATGATCTCAAGGTTGAGGATAGCATTACGGATCTGATCGTAAGTATCCCTATCATTTAAATCAAGTTTCTTGCTGACAACTTCAGTCATAAACCTATCGACTGTTTCTTCCCAAGACTCGCGGCGGTTCTCTTCTTCAATCCACCGGGAGTAGCGGGAGGTTGCGATAAAGGTCTGGTAGTCAGTCGGAAGATTCTTCATAGTCATTAATGTTCCTTACATCTAGTCTCTGGCGTTTATATTCTTTCTCGGATTCTTTTATTCTCTGTCTGTACTGTCCCTCTTCAAGTTCCCTAGCGTATGGGTTACGATTACTTATCTTCTTCTTCTGAAAATTTTTCTTTCTCCAGCCCATTGTCTATCTCTTTTAACTTGTAGAAGTTCTCAATAATGATATCTTCAAACCTATCATAAAACTCTTCCGGGTCTAAGTCAAGGATCTCGACTAGTTCAAGAATAGAAAACCTATCTAAAATAATCTGTTTAAATTCGAAACTCATTCTTAATTCTCTCAAGTGAAATAAATTCAAAGTCATACTGACCCTGAGACACGTTGCGCTTAATGACTACACCAGGCCACCAGAGTTTGTTTGCCTGTCCTGCATACTCATGATGTCTGTCAATATAGCATCCTACGACAAGTCCCATAAGTCTCCGTCCATCAGGTCCAGTCCTCTCTGCGAAATCTCTAGTGTGAGTGTGGCCCTGCGTACAGGATACGAACTGTTTGGTGAGGAGGGTATACGCTTGATGTTCACCGCTTGTAGCTCTACCCATGACGCCCGTTGGGAAATAGTGAGAGTAATATACACCATCGACTTCAACAGGTTCCAGAAAAGGGTAAGCTTCCCAACCGAAGTCTGTATATTGTAGATCTTGTACGGAGATGGTTCCATCCAAGACAGCATCCTTCTGGATAGCTTTCTCAATCCTACCATAGTCATGGTTCCCTGTTGTCATAATGAACCGAGGCAGCTTCTTCTTCGCTTCTTTAATAGGCTTGAACATCAACTCCTGTGCTTCAACAGCAGAGTCGATATCTTTCTTATACCGTCTTCCTTCGAAGCCTTTCGTACCCTTATCGTATGAGCAGAGAGATGGCATGTCAGCCCAGTCTCCGATGCAGACAACAACATCAGGTTTAACAGAAGCAATTAGTTTACCAAGGTAAGTAAACCGTGACAGATCCTCATCTGGTGCAGCATGGGGATCAGGTATGATCAAGTGAGTTTTCATTCATTCCTCTATGTCGAAGAAGCCAATAGCGTTTCGGATGTCTATCTCTATCTCTCGAAGTAGACGTTCCCATTCATCGTCGGAGTACAGTGTACCATCATCATCGTAAATCTGAAAGTACAGTTTAAGCAGTGTCTTTAGTTCTTCGTACTCTTCATTCATTTCACCCTCCTAATGATAGTCAGTTTAACTCGGCAAACACCTTTGCACCCAATCTTCTCCGCGGCGGCTTCTGACAGATCGATAGATCTTCCTTTAATGAACGGTCCACGGTCGTTAATCCTGACGATAACTGACTTGCCATTATAAGAAACCCTAACCCTAGTCCCAAAAGGAAGGCTACGATGAGCAGCGGTATAACCGTACTTATTAAAAATCTCACCGTTAGCTGTCCTCTTGCCATGAAACCCCGGTCCATACCATGATGCTAACTCTGCATTAGCTGGTGTTGATAGAAGTAGTATTAGTGGTGCCCAGTGCAGGAATCGAACCCGCGATTGATGATTACAAATCAACTGTTATCCCATTTAACTAACCGGGCTGGCCTACCCTACACGACTCGAACGTGTGACCTAATGCTTAGAAGGCATTTGCTCTATCCAACTGAGCTAAGGGTAGTTACTCTGGAACCTTCCCGTAGTCCCTTTCGATTGATAAATAAATGTAAGCACGTTTAGCCATTTCGACATCATCACGAAAGATCCTTCCTAACAGTACGTGATTACATCTGTAACATAGTAGCCCTCTGATCCTCCCAGTTTTGTGATTGTGATCGACTGCAAGGTTTCTCCGGGGCGTAATTTTGTCAGGAGTTCTGTTACAAATAGCGCAACATCCTCCTTGTTTTCTAAATATGTCGAGGTACGAATCTCTGGTAAGTCCGAACTTCTTGAAGATTTGTTTCCATCTTGCGGGTGAATCATTTAATTTAGACCTCGACTTCTGGGACTTCCGGTTCTTTTTCGACATGAGTCATCCATACAGGACCAGTGGAATATATAAACTTTCTTAGTCCAACATCTTTCCAACATTCAGTTTTAAAGGGACAGTAGGAACAACCAGCGGGGAGCTTTAGATTACCAGACTTACCCATCGGTTCAGGCTGGAAGCACCTCTCTGGAGGATTCTCTTGACTTACTATCTCTTTGATATCTTTGATTCTTTTCTCAATATCAATTCGATCTTCATCTTGCAGGGGCATGACAGTTATGTTTCCATTCTGCTTGTCCACTGCAACGTATGCACCGTTATCTATCCCTGTCCCCTGCATATACCCGGAGAGTTGTGGGATATAGGCAAAGGGATCATCATTCCTCAGTGTTCCATCTTTAAACTTCTTAAAAGAATGAGGCGATGTACTCTTAACATCGATTAGAACATTGTCGATAACACCATCAATGTGACCAATAATACCATCCACAGTGACCTGTCGTTGTCTATCCGAAACAGAATGACCTGAAACTTCTGCCAGAAAGAGGACAACTTCCTCGATAAGATCTCCGTATAGGAACTTGAGATAGGTGGGTCCATTGAACTCTTCCTTCTTTACTGTCGAGTTAACTTCATACCAAAGCATACGATCAGGCTTACCTACGTTAGACATACGGAGAGTACGCTTCTCTTCCTTCGGCCTAAGTCTATCAGTAAGGAGAGCAGCAAGGTTCTTACCGAATTGCTCACAAGACTTACTGATATCTTCTGTAGTACCTTCTTCGAGGAGGCAGTAGATGTCCTCAACGAGTGTGTTAATTGACGCCAATATAATTCTCCAGTGCTAGATATCCTCCGACAAGTCTACCATTGTGGAAGATCTGCGGTACAGAATTTAGTTTAGATTCTTTTAGAAAAGTATTAGCTGTTATATCAGTAGTTATATCAAACTCGGTGTATTGAATGTGATGCTGAGTAAGAAGTTCCTTTGCTTTCGTACACCAAGAACAGTCTGGTTTAGAAAAGATAATAAACTTCATCGCTTATCCCCATCACCTTGGATCTTACCCTCTGCCTTTCTTTTACCCAACTTCTCAAGGTTATGTTGGGCAATAGCAGACAACGGGAACCCATGATAACTAGCTAGACAAGCGAGATACCAGAGGCAGTCACCGAGTTCACTGAACATCAACTCTTTCAGTAGTGGAGTGTACTCACCAAACAGTACGTCATCTTCCTGACTCCAGTACCTTGTATCATGACGGGCAGTCTTCTGCATTAATGACATAACCTCACCAACTTCAGCAGCAAGACCATAGGTTAGATGCTGCTCGGTGTTGTACATCAGCGTATTTAAAGCAGTCTTCTGGTAAGTATCAAGGTCCATCATCAAGCTCCTGAATAAGACGAGAGAGATACCACTGTGCTTTCTTTAGATCTTCCAGCGGCTTCTTCTTATACCTCCAACGGTGAAGATACTTCTTCGTATTCCCTTCGAGGTATCCAATGTAATTATCGAATGGCATATTATCTTTTAGATAAATAATACACTCGATACTTCCGTTGTTGTAGTGGGAGGGGGACTCCACAGAATCCCCCTTTGGTAGTTCATCGGCAGTGTAGTACATCAAGCTTCAATCTCGAACGTAACCTTCTTGTTCTTCTTACTCTGGATAGCCTCTACTGGTGGAGCAGCGGGTGTCTCCTCCATCGCAGCAGCGAACTCATCTTCAGGCTTATCGTAAGCGACAAGTTCAATAACCTTCATGGCACCGAACTTCTTCTTCTTATTCTCCTGATCCCAGTCGATCATCTTACCAAGCTTGATGACCTTACCGTACTTCGGTGTATCATACGAGCGCCAGTAGACAATACACTCTGAGTCATTACCGACGAGAGCCTTCGTCCTCTTACCGTTCTGGTCAATGACAACCATCTCGGATTCGTGTCCCTGAAGATCGACAGCAGAGTTACGGAGAGTGAGATACTTCCCACCGTTATTGATCCGCTCCTTACCATCCTTAATCTTCTTATCCAGTCGCATATCGATAAGCGTCTTCTCCATCTCAGGAGTTACCGCAAGGTTAACTTCATAGTTCCCGAACTGGGAAGGTTCCTGAACGTGAGCGAAGTAAACCTTGGTGCGGAACTCACCAGTAATAGTCTTCGAAGCAGTTGTCATTCTTAGTTCTCCAGTTGATAATAGTAATAGTTTAGTAGATTCTGTTTATTTGTCAATGGGTTTCAGCCCAGTTCTTTCCTATCTTAAACTCTCCATCAAGAGGACAGTTGAGATTGAAGTATTCCCCTGTGTCTTTAATGGATTGTACTTGTAGTCTTCCAAGATCTTCTGCTCTACTTTCCTCCACTTCTGTCTGCCATTCATCATGTACCCATACAACCTGTTTGAATTTGATCTTCTCCTTCTTTGCAGCAGCGTACCAGAGATAGTTAGCCATCCGCATAATCACTGTCTCGCCCCCTTGGAGGTAGACAGAGAGGGACTTATGCTCCGACTCTATCTTGATCCGCCGTCCGTCTAGGCTGACGAGGTAGCCCCTCTGTGCTGCCATACCAGCCTTACGCTTTAGTTCTTTCAGTGCAGGAATAGACCGGAGGAAGTTATCCATTGCATCACCAGCTTGCCTGACAGAGCAGCCAAGTATCTGTGCTACCTTTGCCTGACCAGCACCAAGCAACCAAGCATAGATGAAAGTCTTCGCAGTCGGTCTGTCCTTACAGTACTCACCAAGTGCCTTCTGATTAAAGGTATGTATGTCTCCTTCCAATAGTGTCTTCGTATACTCAGGGTCATTCATGTAGTGTGCAAGTACACGAAGTTGTATTCCCGCAGCATCCGTTCCAACCAGAGAAGAACCTCTGGGGACAGTCCAAGCTTGTCTGCATTCATACGCATATAAACCAGATAAGCCTCGCTCTGATGAGATAGAGGGGATGTTTGCCATGTTGGGGTTCTGGTGACTGGCTCGGTGGGTGACAGTGCCGGGGACGATAACTTGTCCGTGGACTCTACCATCTCCGTCCATTCTGTCGATCCAGTCCTTTGCTGTTTTCCATCTTGTCTCAAGGATCTTCCACTTTTTTAGATCTCTAATACACTCTGGCATAGGGCTACCATCAGGTAGGACATCAGGAATAGTACTAAGATTTTCCTGGCATATCTTCCATGACTTGCCCGTCTTCGTAGGCACGGTGGGTTTCCACCCTAGTTCATCCAGTCTCTTTACGATCTGGTTTGGTGAACCGAGGTTGAAGTATTCGATGTCATCTTTAAGTCGCTTACCTGTTTTTTCTGAGTACCTTTCCGTAACAATTGGCGGGAAGTATTTAACCACTGCGTCCTCAATTCGATTAGCCTCTTGCAATGCACCTGAGTAGATCTCCATCGCTACATCTTTATCAAGTAGGAACCCATTACGAATCTGCTCGGAGATAATGTACTGGGTGGTATGCTCAAGTCGGATAGACTCCTGAGAGAAACCCTTCAGGTTCTTACTCAGTACGGTGTACAACCTTTCTGTAATCTTTACATCCTGTTTGCAATAGACCTTCATCTCCTCTGAGTATTCGGTGAACTCTTGAAATTCGATCTTCCTTTCACCAAGGCGATGACCCCATGCTTCGAGTGAGTGCTTATCAAGTGTTGGCTCCCACAGTCTGGACATGACGAGAGTATCTGATTGTCTCCCGAGAGGGATAGTAATCCCCCACAGACGGGACAAGGCAACCGAGTCGAAGGATATACTGTTATGTCCGATCCATTCAGCGTCATCGTAGTCGTTATAAAACTCTCTGAACTTCTCGGCATCTCGGAAGATGTAATACCCATCTTGTCCGTAAACTTTCGCAACGAGGAGGTGAATCTTTTTAGCATCGAGGCCATCAGTCTCTATGTCCCATATTATTCTTAGGCTTCCAGTCTGGGTATTCATTCACTTGCTTTCTGAGATAGTTGGAGAGGGAGTCAAAGATGAGAGACAGGCGCATGATCTCTTCTCTACCATCATCTCGAATACTAGGTGGATCTGTCGGTACAAGATGGCTGTCGATAAAGTCATTTACCAGTTTGAAGTATGTAACTGCTTCATCACCAACATCATCAGTGTAAATGTGAACACCCTCCGTACTGATATAAGCATCGATATAAATATCAATCTTCTTTAGCATTATCTTCTTCTCCTACTGGTGTATCCGGTTGTTCTTCTATCAATCTACCTGAGTCGGTGTGATACCGGAGGTGAGTAGCAAGTCCAGTCATACCACTGAACCTGTTCTTCACTACACGTACCCTTACAATGTGCCTCTCAGCAGGATCATCTGCCTGAGTGTTTCTCTCAAGGCCAAGAATGATATTGCTAAGTTGCCCAATCCCAGCAGTACCGCGAATGTCAGAGAGACTAACAGCAGCACCCTCTTCATGTGACTGACCATTCGGTTGCCTCCTAAGATGAGCGGCCATGATAATACAGACTGATAGTTCAACAGTCAATGTCTTCAGTTTAGTTGCTATCTCATCAAGCGCACGGCGCTCATCACCATTGCTCTGGTCCGATACTACGATAGATATATGATCCAGTATAATATACTTGCAGTCCAGAGCGCGGACAAGATAACGGATAGTGCCGAGAATACGATCAATACTATTACTGCCAAAGCTATCATAGAGAAAGATCCTATTCGATCCGAGAGTCGCTTTATAAGCGTCATCAAATTCATCCTTACTGTACTCTGAGTCGGGGAGGAATAGTCGTTTATTAGCGTGGACTGACATAAGTCCAAGACCAGTGTCACGAATTGGTTCTTCAAGGAAGAGAACACCGATGTTAGCTTTACTAGTGTGGAGTAGACCATAGACTAGCTCTCTAAGGAACTGCGTTTTTCCCACGCCTGTTCCAGCAATGACAGTAACAAGCTCTCCAGTTCTGAGTCCATATGTATAGTCATTGACTCCATCCCACGGGTAGTTAACAGACTCATATTCAGGCTTTCGGAGGAGTAGATCATAGAGGCTTGACCCGGATACAATACCATCGGGGGTGAATGGCCCCGCCGTCCTGTGCTGCTCATAGAAATCCTTTATACCGTTGTTGACTAGATAGTCTGACGCATCCTTATGCTGCGACAGTTTCATAATCCTAACTTTCTTAGGATCGAATAGACCAGCAGCCTTGCTCTGTGCCTCCTGCCCAGCCTTATCATTATCGAATGCGAAGACGATCTTCTTAAAAGAGTTTACCCATTCGTAGTTTCTTTTTAGATCTGAGACAGCAGTACTCGCAGAGCAGACAGATACGACTGGTTCATTCAGCATCTGGTGGGCAGACAAAGCATCGAGTTCACCCTCTACGATAGTGATAGTGTTACCACCAGAGGGGAATAGGTTCTGCCCGAAGAGTTCCACCTGACCGGGAGATCCAGACCAAGGGAAGCCAGCCTTATCAGGCAACCGTGTTTTAACAGCGATGAGTTTACCGTCTTTATAATAAGGGTAATAGTGCTTACCATTCTGCTGGAGTACACGGTACAACTCGACAGTCTTCTGGGTAATTTTCCTATCCGGTATGCTGGAGACATCTCCCTGCATTAGAACCGGAGTGTTAGACATATTCACCATCTCTTCGTTACCTTTAAAGTGTTTGTTGCAAACGAAACAATACTGGTGATCACCGTAATCGTACAGCCCATCACTCGATGTCCCACAGGGGCATGGTTGGTGCTTCTTCATCTTCTATTTCCTTCATCAGGATTGTTCTCTGTATTACATTAGAGCATTCTTTACAAGGGGAGAACGAAAGTTTACCCCTCACCTTTTCCAGTTTGATCTCCCCATCGGGGCAGTCCTTATTGCAAATGAAACATCTCATTTAATCAGTGGTTCCCTCCCCCTCCAGCGCGGCGCGGGCAATGTTGGCACAGGCTATATAGCCACCGTATGAGTAATCATCCTGAGTTTCGGGAACCCATTCATCATCAAGTCTTATGATTTCCCTCAGAGCCACCCGCAACCGTTCATTCTCTGCACGAAGTGCGGTGATTACCCCATCTTTCTCCGCAAGTAGCATCTCGTTGTATGATATTTCCCTCGCCATAAATACCTCATTGCTCATCTGATATGTTCCTCACTAGCTTGATCCATTGGGCTGGCACTGACAACCTCCTGTTCGTATGCAACAGACCATCCTTATCGGATGAGACATCCCCTGCTATAATCACCTGAGTGTCATCCTTCTGGATCAACCATCCGATAGACTGGACTAGATCAATCTTGCTATGTCCCTTACCTACTTCCCAACCTGTATCTGTTACAGCGTCTACCCATTCGATGAGTACCAGCTTAGGTGGTGCCTCTGGTTTAGGTCTTACCCCCTTCTCCTGCTTACGCTTAACCATCAGTCTATCTCCTAGTCTATCCATAAGTTATACCTATAGTTATATATGTACTTCACCCGGTTGGGAACTTGATTGTACCCGATTCTACGGATTTGTAAAGCCCTCAAAAAACCTATACAATTCAGATAGTTGGTTGTATTCTACACTCGGTTCTTCTAAGAACCACTGGTTCTCCTGATCCATTAGATGTAGTCTGCATTCGATAGCATCCATGATTAGCTTGATCTCCTCCATCGTAAGTCCGATTGGATGGACAAGTTCGTAGGTCATCTCATCTCTCCTTCATCTTGTAAAAGATTGTGTTCTTCAGTCCGGGTACATACGAAACAGTAGGACGTTTGTCCTCTTGATTGTACGCTGGTACTTTCTTCCTCTTCTCATAATACTTGTGCCTGTTAATGCAGAGAACATGGCGATAGACCAGACCAAGCACTTGCCCCTTCGTTAGGTTAACCCTCCTGCCAATCTCGGAGAATGACAGTCCCTTCCTCCGCAGTTTACGGACTGCATTAATAGTATCTTCTGAGTGTACCATGATCAATCTCCCCAGTCTTTGAACTCATCTGATTCGATCTGCTCATTCCATCCTAGAAGATAGAACTTATAGTCCTCAGTATCTTCTTCTATCTTAATCGGTACACCGTTACCCGTACCTAAAGGCCAGTAGTGAGGACTGAATGGCCTACCATAATAAGCATCTGCACTGCCTCTATCATACGGACCACCATGTTTGAACTTGCTAGTCATCTTATGCTACCTTCTGTACTCGGTTGACCTGAATGTTAATCTTCTTCTTCGGTGTATGCAATGGATACAATATCATTGATACATTCTTATCCCAACATGCACGACACGGACCACACTTACCACCACGAGTATACGCTTCACAAGCAGCGACACCCTGACCAGTAAAAAGATCTGATACATTCTGGACTACACAACTACCATGCTCCTCCGTATACTGACCAGTAACAGACGGTGATGAGTAACGGACAGTGGCGTTAGGTAAAGTTTTTATTCTATCCAACCAGTACCTAATTTTAGGTATAGTATAGCTCTTAGTTGGTAGCCAATGCTGACACCACGGTGTACGCCTAATGACTTCGTATATCTTCTGACCTAGTGCAGCAGAGTATACATCACCACTATCGAACCACCTGAAATATCGTTCAGTATCAAGGGCTTGCACCATCTCATCCGCCCACTCAGGTCGCTTCCAATCTTTCCGATTGTGTTCTCGTGGACCCTTTACATTAGGCATATTGTAGAAGCCGGACTTAGCATAACAATCTTTACAGACTGAGATAATTTCCTTAGTTTCTTTATCGATACTACCCGGACAAGTCTCCCCTGCTTGCAGTGACCATGACTTGCATGGCATCTTGCTTGCTTTGCTAAGTAAGACAGTCATTTTTAGAACTCCTCCATTGCGTTATCTGACCAAGGCATAGGCTCTCTCCAGCATGACCAGAGAATTGTTTCTTCGTGTACAGGATCATTCTCCCAGTCTACATCTACCTGTGTTCGGTAAGAGACATAGATCTTAGTCCATCCTCCCATATTACCGTGTCTAGTGTACCCCCTTGCCCAGTCTACTGCTTCTTTCTCAGTCCATGCTGAGTGTAATAGACAAGTCTCGTTGAACTTAGGGCAGTGACCATAAACTTCGTACTGCATTAGTCTACCTCCTCAATTGGCAATGCTGATACCATACAAGTAACCCAGTGATGGAGATCATCGATAGCCTGTGATGCTTCAGATGTCTTGTACTTCCTGCCTGTGTACTGCGTTGCCATACCCAGCATCTTCTTTATACCCATACCTCTTGTCGGAACCATGCCAGTCTTAGACCAGAGCCTGATGCTTGCCTTCAACAGGTTAACCCTGAACAATTGAGTGGCATCTGGACCGATGTAACTGGTCGCTTCTTGCCTACTCTTACTGTAGACAATGTAGCTATCTTCTCTTACCTTTGTCATTATCTTACCCTCACGTCATAAATAAAGTAATACCTATCTTCGTCCTTCATAACTTCTTCGATGTATCCTTTGTATTCCTCCGCCTTCTTCATAGTTGTATGTACCTCTGAGACATACGTGCTTTTAGTTTTAACGTCATGTCCCATTACAATGTATACTTTACGGTTCTTCATGATAGTTCTCCTTATTCTTCAGATAGATAGGCGTTGATAGCGGCCCTTTTAGAGGCATAATCATTGCAGTATTCTCTTTTCCCGTTGACCATAAGAAAGACAAGCCAATGCCCATCCTCCCAACGTTCAACTTCATAGGTATCTCCGCCATGATTGAACTGATAAATGCCAGTGTTTAGACGTTTTACCTTCATGGTAGACCTCTAGTTGTAATTAAAAGAGAGATGGCTTACGCCACCTCGCCAGCACAAGCATGTTCCAGCTTGCTTCAGTCCTATTTCCGTTTTGGCATAAACAATCAACCACGAAAGCATCATGTTACAACCAGAAGGCTAGTATACCTACACCCACAGTTTGCCGTGTCCAGAACTCACGTTCTAGCTAGGTGGCTTGCGCTAGGTGCCGCGCTATGTCCGTTGCGTTTGTCCTTCTCGTCTGTGTTCCTCGTTTCCGTCTATGAACAGACAATAGCACATCCCGGAATCGATGGTAGTACCAGATTTCAAATAGTGTTAGTACCAGATATGTAACTGGATTGGTTACCGATTAATATCAGTAAAGAAGATTGATAAACATTTTCAATAGGATAGAATGCCTAACTGATCGGTCTAGTTGTAAGCCATATATTAGCACTCGCTCACTTAACCTCTGGGTGTACATTGATTTTGATTTTTTGAAAACCTGATGGAATCTTTTCCTACTCTGGGAATAAATTCCTAGCCCTAACCCTTGGTTGTACATAGGATTATATTCCTACTATGGGAATAAATTCCTAGCCCTAACCCTTGGTTGTCATTAGGAATCTTTTCCTAGCCCGTGGGAATCTATTCCTAGATTAAAGGGGTGGGTGGGGAAGGGGGTGTGACTACCTTCCAGTCCCCTAAAACACACAGTGAAATTTTCGTATAGAAATTCCAGACAATCGGAGGTTGATACTAGTAGGTTAAAGTGTATCATAAATATCACACAAGAGATTTATTTACTTTAAGAGTACATTTATTATTGACTGGGAGGCGGGGTAAACCATAATACTATTGACTCCCGGTATTCGATATGGTATAATAACCATATGTTAAACCGGGGGAATACTTACTGGTTGGAAGTTAAGTATTAACCTTTGGTAAGAAAATACCTATAAGATAAAAGTAAAGGTATCTAGACTAAAGGAAGAACTAATAGTATATCTTATAGTATAACCTATAGTAGGGTTATCTTCTTTTTCATGTCTAACAATATTAAACAGGGTGTCGATAAAGAATGGCAAAGAAGCCGACAGTTATTACAGTAGCTACTGGTTATCAGGCAACTGATACGATTAATGATAATTTTACTAATGTCCGTAATGCTTTCGACAATACACTATCGCTAGACGGGTCTGTCCCAAATGCAATGGAGGCTGACTTGGACATGAATGGTAACGATATTATTAACGTCTCTGGTCTATTCATCAACGGTGTTGACTACCTCGCTCTCCTGAATAGAATTACAATTAGCACTGCTTCCCCTTCTGGTGGGCAAGATGGTGACATCTGGTTTAAAGTTTCAACATAGTTCAACTTAATTAAAAGGATAGAATAAATGGCTGCACTCTCTGATTATGCTGAGAAGCTCCTCCTCGACTGGATGATGACAACGGGGAGTGCGACTCGTCCTACGACTTGGTATGTCGCCCTGTACACTGCTGCACCGTCTGACTCAGGTGGTGGTACGGAAGTATCTGGCAATGGTTACGCAAGAAAGTCTGTAACCTTCTCCGCTGCTTCGTCTCCCGGTGGTACGACATCCAACTCAGGTGCTGTTACATTTACAGCCTCCGGTGGTAACTGGGGTATCATCTCTCACATCGGTATCTTCGATTCATTGACTACGGGTAATCTCCTCTGGCATGGAAGTATGACAGCGAGTAAGACGATTAACGATGGAGATACTCTCGAATTTGCTATCGGTAACATTGATCTCACTATTGCCTAATTAGTCTATGTCTATTGAAGTTAATAATGAATTTATTGTTGAAAAATATACAATGGGTGAAGATCCATTTATATTTTCTGACGCTATCGTTATGTTAAAAACTGAATATGATAAACTTACTATAAATCAAATTCAAACTATTAAAGAAGAAAGATACCAACAGTGGTTATTTACTATTGAAGAAATGACGAATAACCCATTGCCTCCCCTTCCCTTTCCTGAAGAGAATCTATAATGGCTGATAGATATTGGGTTGGAGGAACTGGTACTTGGAATAGCAGTTCTACATCAGTTTGGTCTTCCAGTTCTGGAGGGCCGAGTGGTGCATCAGTTCCAACTTCTGCTGATAATGTAATATTTGATTCAGCCACAACTTATACTGTTACAGTATCAGGAACTGTCAACTGTTTGAACTTTACTATTTCTGCTGGAACTGTTACATTTGGCGCTGGTACTAATACCCCAGTTCTTAATATTAGTGGTAACTTTACTATTACCAGTTCAACAGTCTGGAATATGGCGGGAACTGTAAATCTTATTTCTACTGCTTCCGTAACAATAACAACTAACAATGTTTCAATCAATAGTGACTTAAACATTAACGGTATTGGTGGTACATTTACTTTAGGTAGTGCTTATACTCATTCTAATTCAAAAAATTTTAATTTAGTTGCTGGAACATTTGATACTTCGACAAATAATTATAATCTTACTATTGGTTCCTATATATTTATAGACACTGGAACTGATACAAAAGTACTAAAACTTAGAAGCTCTACAGTAACAATTGCGAATGCAAGACAGAATGCCGACTGGGCAGTTACAAATTTTACACTTGATGCGGGAACTTCAAATGTTACTTTTACAGGAAGCGATCAAATAGGGTGGGACGGTCTAACTTGGTACAACGTAACAATAAATGCTGGTACAGGAGAAAGGCTTACAAGCCCAACAAGATCAACCACATTTAACAATTTAACACGTAGTTCGACAGCTAATTCTGCTTCTTTAACATTCTCTGGTTCGGCAACAATAAATGGAACTTTAACTGCAACAAGTACAGATGGGTTTCGAAGAAAATTAATTGTAAGCAATATACCGGGAACAACTAGAACAATAACGGTAGCTGCTTCGTCTCTAACCAATGTTGACTTTCAAGATATAACTGTAACTGGTGCCGGTGCGCCACTGACTGGAACCAGACTTGGAGATGGTGGAAATAATTCAGGCATAACTTTTAGTGCAGCAAAAAATGTGTATCTTGTTTCTACTGGCTCTCCAAGTTTTGCAAGTGCAAATTGGGCTTTAACTTCAAATGGAACAACGTCTGCTAATAATTTTCCATCTGCCCACGATATAATCAATATTGATAATAGTAGTGCGGCTACAAGTGGAACAATAAGTACTACGGCTGCTTACATTTTGGGAGAAATAACATTTGCAAATAGAACAAATGCAGTTACAATTTCTGTTGCGAGTAATACAAGAATAAATAAAGATATAACACTTGCTTCTTCTGTTACCGTTTCGGGAAATATTGTTTTATCTCCACCAGTTGGTTCAACTCAAACTATAGCAAATACAAGCACTGTGGCTGGATGGTCTGCTGGAGCAGAAGTAAATTCTGGTGGAACTACAAGAATTACCAGCAACTTCACGATGACTAACACTTTTACCTTAACACGTGGTACTTTTGATCTTAACAATTTCAATTTAACTTGTCCAAATTTTGCTTCAAATAATTCAAACACAAGGACGCTAGCATTTGGTACTGGAAAGATTGTTGCTACGGGAACTGGAATTGTATGGAATGCTACTACATCAACCGGAATGTCCATAACGGGTACGCCGGTTGTTGATGTAACACATAATGGTTCAACAAATATCTTTGTTAACGCAGGTGCTGCTACTACGGAGTCAAATTGCGTAAGTTTTAATTTTACCGCTGGCACATATACCCTAAGTCTTTCAGGAAACCAAAAAGATATAAACCTTACTGGTTTTTCTGGTTCTCTTAATAATAACATCAGAACAATATATGGAAGTCTAACTGTATCGTCTGGAGCTACATTGACTGCTGGGGCAAATACTCAAACATTCGCGGCAACAAGTGGAAGCAAGACTATAACTTCTAACGGAAAGACATTTGACTTTCCAGTCACGTTTAATGGAGCTGGGGGTTCATGGATTTTTCAGGATAATCTAACAGTAGGTTCTACAAGAACTGTTACGCATACAAACGGAACTGTGGACCTTAATGGCAAGACTTTTAATGTTGGCTCATCTTATACAACCGCCACTGGAACAAAAAACCTTACGTTTAATGGTGGTACTTTAGTTTGTGATAATAGTGGGGCAACCGCATTCAACAATGCTCAACCAACCGGATTTACCACTACAGCCGGTACGGGAACTGGCAAGATTAGCATGACATCCGCTAGCGCAAAGACTTTCGTTGGAGGCGGTTCGGCGTACAATTGCACCCTTTCAAACGATGGTGCTGGTGCGCTTACAATTACAGGAAGTAATACTTTTACTACTCTTGCAAATGGTGTCCAACCAACAACATTTACGTTTACGTCTGGTACTACAACCACACTAACAAACTGGAGTATTTCCGGTACTGCTGGTAATCTTGTAACAATTGGAAGTGATACGACAGCGCAACACACTTTATCTAAGTCAAGCGGAACAGTTTCTACGGATTATCTTTCTATTAGTTATAGCAATGCTACTGGTGGAGCTACTTGGATTCCTGGTGTAAACTCAATAGATGCTGGTAATAATTCTGGGTGGTTTGGGATTACTGCAATAATTGGCGCTGCTGCTCTTTTAGCTAGTAGTATTTTATCACCTATTGGTACTTTTATTGGATCGGCTAATGCTAATCTTTCTTCCGTTGGTAGTGTACTTTTTGAAGCACAAAGTACTCAATATGGTAGACTTGATATAACTGGTATTGGTACTCTTTCAGCTTTAGCTTTTGAAAAGAAAAGTGCTTCGGCAGATCTATCTAGCATTGGGTCTATCTCTGTAATAGGTGGAAGAAAGACATCTGGTGATAGTTCCTTTAATGGTATAGGGTCTATCGAATCTATCGGTGTTAGAGTCCAGTATGGATTGCTTGATGTTTCTTCTTCTGGTTCTATCTCTGCTATTCTAGGATATAAGAGAGATGGTATTTCGGATTTACAAGCATCCGGTAGTATCTCATCCATCCCGCAGTATATCGCTGGTGGTAAATTTGAATCAGTCTTTCTTCCGTTCCCGAGAGATACAGAAAGTGATGATACTCGAATTACCGAAGCTGGTGATACTCGCGTTACAGAAGAAGCTAGTGAGAATACGGGTATAGGTTCTATTGTATCTATTGCAGATAAGATACAGTTTAACTCTGAGTTGTATGTAAAATATCTAACCAATTGGGATATTGGTACTCCGTATGTAAAATACAATGATGAATGGGTTGTCCCAATTAGTACTTATCGATATATGAATAACGCTTGGAAGAGGATTAATTAGAAGAATGGCGAATGTCAAGATATCAGATCTAACCTCTGCTGCTGCGGCTACTGGTACTCAGCAGTTTGAAGTTAACGATGGGTTTGTCAGTAAGAAAGTTACTGGTGCTCAGATCCTCTCTTACATTGAAGGTGAGATTTCTTCCTCTCCTGTTTTGACTGGACAGGTATCACTAGACGATGGTACTGCTACTGCTCCGTCTCTAACTAATACTGGTGATACAAATACTGGTGTATTCTTCCCCGCTGCTGATACTGTTTCAATTGCAACTGGTGGTACAGAAAGAGTTACTATTGATTCTTCAGGCCGTCTAGGTATTGGAATAACAAGTCTAAGTGAAAGTTTCCAAGTTGCTGGTCCGGTAGTTACTTCAGGTGAAACTCTTGCTAATAAGACAAGCGCAGCATCTTTCGACTTTGCGACAGGAAGTAATTCAGCTAGAATTTTAGCTTGGGGATCTTCCGGTAATACAGCAAATATAGGCTTTTGGAGTGGAAGTGGTGCTCTTGGCGCTTCTGAGCGTATGCGTATTGACAGTTCTGGTAACGTAGGTATTGGAACGACTTCTCCAAGTGCTAGGCTTGATGTTGCTGCCTCTCAGTCTATTGCTAACCTGAGAAGCACTGGAGCATCTAATTCAACTTTAAACTTTTATAGTTCTACTTCGACGTTAGAAGCAGCAATTGCATCTGTTAATGGTGGGGCAAGTCTTGTTTTTAACACCGGAGCGTCAGCAACTGAACGCTTCCGCATTGGTTCATCTGGTCAGCTTGGTATCGGCGGTGCTAATTACGGTACATCCGGTCAGGTTCTTGTATCAGGTGGATCTGGTGCTGCTCCTTCATGGGGTTCAGCATTAACACGCGCTACTGCAATAACTACAACAAGTGGAACTTCTCACGATTTTACCGGAATACCTTCGTCTGTTAAAAGAATAACAATTATTATGAATGGCGTAAGTACAAATGGTTCATCTTCTATTTTGTTTAGAATAGGAGATTCTAGTGGCATTTCATCAACTGGATATACATCAAATACTTATGGATCAGTTGCAAATTCATCTAGCATGGCAATAAATCCAGAAGACACTGGATTTGGTTTTGGTTATTCAGATTCGGCGTCTGCCGCTTGGGATGGTGTTTTAACCCTTGTTAATATAACTGGAAATACATGGGTTATTTCTGGTGTATCAACGTCTGCTGTTTACTCAGGTGTTACAGCGGGTTCTAAAACATTGTCAGGAGTTCTTACTTCAATAAGGCTTACTACTTTTGTCGGAACAAATACTTTTGATGCCGGTACAGTAAACATTATGTACGAATAAAATTATTAGTAGGTTTAAATGACTCAGGAAGAGATCAATAAGCTTCTCGATGAAGCAGCAGAGCGCGGTGCAGAAGCAGCCTTGAGAAAGGTTGGCTTGCATGATGAAGATGCTGGTAATGACATACGAGAAGTTAGATCTCTTTTAGAGACTTGGCGTGATACGAAGAAGACAATTAGTCAGACGATTGCTAAAATTATAACAACCAGTATACTTGCTATTCTTGCTATGGGTACATGGCACTACTGGGGTCAGAGATAATAATAATGGTATTGAACGCATCATCTATTAATAAACTGAAGAAGGTACATCCTGATCTAGTAAAGGTTGTACATCGTACTGCCAAACTAATAACTAACGTAAGTAAGGATAAGTCATTCGGTTTCATTATTACTTGCGGAGTTAGGACACTAGAAGAGCAGAAGAAACTACTGAAAGCTGGGGCTACTAGAACTCTAAACTCTCGGCATATCCCCGGTAAAGATGGGTACAGTAAGGCAGTTGACTTTGCTGTCACCCTTGACGGTAAGGTTAGATGGGATTGGCCTCTATACTCAAGACTGGCAGAACTGGTAAAAGAAGCTGCTAGACTTGAGAATCTTACTGTTGAATGGGGTGGAGACTGGAAGACATTTAAAGATGGTCCTCACTTCCAATTGAATAAAATTAAATATCCATAAATTAGGAGATTATAATGCCTAAAGATTCTGTTCGTAAAATCCAAAAACTTCTTAAAACACTCCCTGTTGCTAAAGCAAGTCGTGTAGGTCGAACTCCTGTAGTAAAAACTAAATCTCGTGGAAAGTAAGGAGAAATACAATGAATAAGGAAATGATTTGGGGTGTCGCTCGTGCAATTCTTGCTGCTGGTGGTGGCTACCTCGTTGCTAAGGGCATGATTGATGCGGCTACTCTTGAGACTGTCATTGGTGCCATTGGTACAATCTTCGTTGCTGTCTGGTCGGTTTACGCCAAGAAGGCTTAATGGACTACATCAGTATCATACTCTTCCTCTTCGCCATTCTCGGCATTACTGCTGGTGCTTTTATGGTAGCAAGAAGTCCAGTATTCTGGATGGGTATGGGTAAAGAAATATTTAAAATAATGATTCCTATAATTATTAAAAGGATGCCACTGGAAGAAGAAGAGGCTTGGAGAAGGTGCCAGCTTCGAGGTGGTAGATGGAATCATCGGACAAAGAAGTGTGAATAATGTCGAAGAAGAAGTTTGATAAAGAGAAGCAGGAACTTCTTAAAGAAGTTAGAAACAGAAGGACTAAAGTTAAGCATCTCCGTGGTAGGAAGAAGCTTGGACCCAAGTCCGGTATGAAAAACAGTAGGGGTAAATATTAATGGGTGCATTCCAGACCAAGGGACTGTTCTTCGAAACGACTATCCCAGAAGAAAGAGAAGTATTCGGTACAAAGTGGACTTTGAAAGAAGAAGACCATGAGCATAACGGTAAGCTTTATCCTTCGATGAAGAGGATATACATCGAGATGGAGGATGTTACCGAGTATGAATTTGCAATGGCTACCCTCGGTTCGTATAAGCACTGGGAGAGAGTTCTCGAATCTCCGATTATCAGACCTCATGTAGACCAGTGGAGGAAAGAACTAAATTTAAAGTTGAAGGCTAGGGCTATGAAGTCCATCATTAAGTCTGCAACAGAAGATGAGAAGCTTTCCTTCCAAGCGATGAAGTATCTTGCTGATAATGAGTACCTCGACAAGAAGAATAAGAGAGGTAGACCCAGTAAGGATGAAGTTAAAGCTGAACTTAAACGTGAAGTTGAGATTAACAAATCCTTTAGGGACGATGCTGAAAGAATTGGGTTGAAGATCCAGTAATGCCAAGCATTGACGATATCAGAGAGGCAGCAGAGCAAGACCTTGTAACTTTCATCAGGCTTGTTGCCCCTCAAAGAGTCCTCGGATCTGTTCACGAAGAACTCTGCCGATGGTGGAACCGTGAAGATGCGAAGACTCATCAGTTGACACTACTGCCACGAGATCATGGTAAGTCGGCTATGGTTGCCTACCGTGTTGCTTGGGAGTTAACGAGAGATCCTACACTTCGAGTATTGTATATCTCGGCTACTTCCAACCTAGCTCAGAAGCAGTTGTCCTTTATTAAGTCTATCTTTACTTCCGATATCCATCGTCGCTATTGGCCCGAGCATATCCACGATGACGAAGGTAAACGGGAAAAGTGGACTATGACTGAAATCAGTCTTGACCATCCGAAAAGGAGGGAAGAGGCTGTCCGTGATCCCAGTATCTTTACTGGTGGTCTAACGACATCTCTTACAGGACTGCACTGCGATATCGCTGTCCTCGATGACGTTGTTGTCTACGAGAATGCCTATACTCAGGAAGGCCGGGATAAGGTTAAGTCCCAGTACTCCCTCCTTTCGTCCATCGAAGGGGCTAATGCAAGGGAATGGGTAGTCGGTACACGGTATCACCCGAAGGATCTGTACTCTGAACTCCTCGGTATGGAGGAGGATATTTATAATAAGAGGGGTGAGATTGTTGCAGCAGAACCTATTTACGAAGTCTTTGAGAGGGCTGTAGAAGACATTGGAGATGGTACTGGGCAGTTCCTCTGGCCCCGTCAGGTTAGGCACGATGGTAAGGCTTTCGGCTTTGACATCCAAGTCTTAGCGAAGAAGAGAGCGCAGTATCTCGATAAGACCCAGTTTAGAGCGCAGTATTACAATGACCCCAGTGATCCTGACAATAGACCAATTGACTATGATAAGTTTCAGTATTACGAAAAAGAACACTTGACAAATACCCAAGGTTCGTGGTATTATAGGGACAGAAAACTAAACGTATTTGCAGCAGTTGACTTTGCGTACAGTTTAAGAAGGAAGGCTGACTTCACTGCAATAGTCGTTATCGGGGTAGATTACCAGAATAACGTATACGTTCTAGATATCGACAGATTTAAGACTGATAAGATTTCTGAATACTTCCAGCATATTTTAGAACTCCTTAACAGATGGGACTTTAAAAAGCTTAGAGCGGAAGTTACAGCAGCACAGGCTGCAATTGTTCAGGAGTTGAAAGAGAGTTACATTAAGCCCCACGGGTTGATGCTGAAGATCGAAGAGCATAAACCGACAAGACACTCTGGTTCAAAGGAAGAGAGAATGTCTGCTATCCTCGAACCAAGGTACGACAATATGGCTATCTACCATTATAAAGGTGGTAACTGCCAGCTTCTTGAGGAGGAACTTGTAAGTCGTAATCCACCTCACGACGATATTAAAGATGCTTTAGCTTCCTGTATTGAGACAGCAGTTAAGCCATCTTCAAACTATATGAATAGAAAAGTTTCTAATAACGTAATTTACTCTGAAAGATTTGGTGGAGTGTCTCATTAATGGCTGGTAACACCCTCGATATGAAACTTATTATCAGCCCTGATAATATTGCTACGGCAATTGCTGATAAGTGGCGTCTCTGGAATCAACAGAGAGTTGGTAAGCTTGAAGAGTGGAAGGAACTCCGTAACTATCTCTTCGCTACAGATACAAGATCAACGAGTAATAGTAAGCTTCCTTGGAAGAATAGTACGACTGTTCCGAAGCTAACTCAGATTAGAGACAATCTCCACGCTAATTACATGGCTGCTTTGTTTCCACAGAATAAGTGGATGAAGTGGATGGCTGACGATAAGTCTAGCAATAATAAGACGAAGCGTGAGACTATCCAAGCTTATATGGAAAATAAAGTTCAGCAGTCTGACTTCGAAATTACGATGTCAAAGCTTATTCTCGATTACATCGACTACGGTAACTGCTTTGCTACTGTCGATTATGAGACAAACTACACTGAACTTGAAAATGGTGAGTTTATTCCCAGTTACATCGGTCCAAAGGTAGTTAGAATCTCTCCATACGACATCGTATTCAACCCTGTTGCTTCTGATTTCAAGAAGACACCGAAGATTATCCGCTCGATTATGACAATGGGCGAAGCAAAGCGGATGGTTGATGAAGATCCTAATAAAGAATATATGAATAAGATCTTCGACAAGATGGTGGGTAATAGAAACGCCATCCAAGGGTATTCAGATTCCGATTTGCATAAGAATGATGGCTTCGTTGTTGATGGTTTCGGCAGTATCCGAGAGTATTACAACTCTAATTATGTAGAAATTCTGACATTTTATGGAGACATCTACGATCAAATCACTAATACACTACTTAAAAACAGAATTATCAAGGTTGTCGATAGATCTTACATCCTTAATGATATTCCTAACCCTTCTTGGTTGGGTACATCCCCGATTTTCCACGTTGGTTGGAGAGAAAGACCTGATAACCTTTATGCTATGGGTCCACTTGATAACCTCGTCGGTCTTCAGTACCGAATGGACCACCTCGAAAACCTGAAAGCTGACGTTTTCGACCAGATTGCCTTCCCTATCCTGAAGATTAAGGGTGATGTTGAAGACTTTGACTTCCAACCGGGAGCTAGGATTTACATCGGTGATGAAGGTGATGTTGGTTATCTTGTTCCAGATGCTACTGCACTGAGTGCTGACAACCAGATTGCTATCATTGAGAATAGAATGGAGCAAATGGCTGGTGCTCCAAGAGAAGCAATGGGTATTAGAACTCCCGGTGAAAAGACAGCATTTGAAATTAGTTCATTGCAGAACGCTGCTGGTAGAATCTTCCAGAATAAGACGCAGCACTTCGAGCGTATCTTCGTAGAGCCAATCCTTAACGCTATGCTTGAGGCTGGTAGACGGAATATGGATGCCTCTGACATTATCCGTATCTTCGATGATGCTCTCGGAATTACAGTCTTCGAGACGATTACGAAGGAAGATATTACAGCGAAGGGTAAGATCATTCCGATGGGTGCTAGACACTTTGCTGAAAGAGCGCAGAGAGTTCAGAACCTCCAGCAACTCTGGCAGTTGAAAGCTGCTGATCCTTCTGTCGCTGCTCATATGAGTGGTAAGGAATTTGCTAGGATTATGGCAGAAGAACTCGGAGAGAAGGCTCTCTTCGGTGAGAATATCTCAGTGTACGAAACTTACGAAACCCAGAAGGTTGCACAGGAAGTTCAGTTGATGGCTGATGAAGAGAATGCAATCGCTATGGAAGAAGGAATTTAATGAAGACAATTTGGTTTATGGACCTTCCTAAAGACGAACAGGAAGGTTTTAAAAAGGAAGTTAAGTCTGCAAAGAACGTACTTGATAAACTAGAAGATATCGTAAGAAGCAGACTGAAAGATATTGTAGTTACTGAAGACTACGATAGTCCTAGCTGGGCTTTTAAGCAAGCAGACCGTAACGGTTACAATAGGGCTTTAATGGAAATTATTAATATTCTCAACCTAGACCATGAGGTAAATAAGTAAATGACAGATATTTTTTCTTCCGCGACAACGGAACAGACGGCAACTGAAGGACAGCAGAATCAGACAAACGACTCTTATGTTACCCAGTTGGTAGGAGAAGGCAAGAAGTTTAAGGATGTTGAATCTCTTGCAAAGGGTAAACTTGAAGCTGATCGGCATATTGGTGAAATCACTAAGACGCTTGATGAACTTCGGGCTGAACTCGCAAAGCAGGATTATGCAAAGTCACTCCTTGAACAGATGAACAAGGGTTCTGAAGCTGGTGCAGAACAGCCCTCTCCGGTAACAACCAGTCCCTCTAATACTGAGAATACCACTCAGAGCGCGAGTGACATCGAATCCCTTGTAGAAAAAGTTATCACTCAGAAAGAAAGAACTCGAACTGTTTCCCAGAACATCGCCGCTGTTGGCGAAGAGATGGAAAGACAGTTTGGAGATAAAGCTGGTCAGATTCTTAAAACCAAGAGTACAGAGCTTGGAATGTCTCTCGATAGACTAAAGGAAATCGCAGCAGAGTCTCCGACAGCTTTCTTTCAGTTGATTGGAGTTTCTGCTCAAAAGAAGGTAACACCCGTGACAGCACCTCAGTCTACAATTCGCAGTGAAAACTTTAATCCTAATTCTCAGGACCGTGACTTTGATTATTATCAGAAGATGCGTAGAGAGAATAGGAGCATGTACTACTCCCCAAAGGTCCAGAACATGATGCTTCAGGACCGGGAAAGACTTGGGAGTAAATTCTACAAAACTTAACATTAATAAAGGAGATCAGATATGTCGGGTATGACAACTGGTAATGTATCTCTCCTCACTCGCTCGGAAGTTTGGTCGCGTGAGCTGAAGGAGATTCTTCGTGATGAGCTTATGGCTCAGACATACGTTCGCTGGCTTCAGGAGTTTCCTGACGGCGATACGTTTAAGATCCCGTCCATCGGTCAGGCGTATGTCGATGACTACTCTGAAGATGAGTCGGTAAAGTATCGTCCTCTGGACACTGGACAGTTCACCTTCCAGATCACTGAGTACCTCTCTTCGGGTACTTACGTGACGAAGAAGGCTGAACAGGATATGTTCTATATGAACGAGCTTGTCTCGCGGTTTGTTCCCGAGCAGGAGCGTGCTATTATGGAGCATGTCGAGGAGGCCATCCTTGGTCTTCAGTCTGGTCAGACGGCTGGCAATGCCAACATCATTAACGGTATCGCTCACCGTTATGCTGGCTCTGGTTCTGCTTCGGGTACAATGGTTGCCAACGGTATTACGCTGGCCGACTTTGCCCGTGCTAACCTTGCCCTGAACAAGGCCAATGTGTCAGCTAACAACCGTGTCGCTATCGTCGATCCGTCTGCTGCTTACCTCATTGAGACTCTCTCGAACATCTCGAACGTTTCTAACAACCCGATGTTTGAAGGTATTGTGTCTTCGGGTATCGCTACTGGTATGCGCTTCGTCCGTAACATTTACGGCTTCGATGTCTATACCTCGCAGCGTGTTGCTACGATTGGTACAGAGTCTGTAAAGATTGGTGATCAGAGCGGTTCTGCGATTAGCTGCGCTGGGTTTAAGGCCAACCTGTTCTTCTCTGCTGATGCTTCGGTTGTTCCGTTCATCGGTGCTTGGAGACAGATGCCGGAAGTCGATACTGAGTACAACAAGGACTTCCAGCGTACAGAGTTTGTGACAACTGCTCGTTATGGTGTCAAGCTGTATCGTCCTGAAAACCTTGTCGTTGTTCTTTCGAACTCGGCTGTTTAATAGAGGAGGATAGAATATGGCTGATTGGACAAACTCGGACGGTCTTGAAGTCCGTTTCGTTAACCCGGAGGCTGGCCCGACTGGTGCTGGTCTTGAGGCTTGCGGCCCGCTGAAGAGCATTGCCGTTGACTTTGACTTTGCGACAGCTATCACTGCTGCTGCTGATGGTCACGAAGCCTTTATCCCGGCTGGCTCGTACATTGTCAATGCCTACCTTATCGTTACGACTGCTGCTACCTCTGCGGGTACAGCTACTTTGACGATTGGTCTGGCTCAGAAGGATGGTACGGTAATTGATGCTGACGGTATTGATGCTACAATCGCTCTTGCTGCTCTTGGCGCTGCCAAGGTGGTTCGTTGCGATGGTGCTCTTTCTGCTGGTACAGCCTCGGTTGGCTCGGCTAACGCTTACGTCTATACGACACCGACAACTGCTGGCGATGCCTTTACGGCTGGCCGTGGTAAGCTGGTGATCCAGTATATCGAAGTGTAATAACTCTGGTCTTGGGGGAGTCCTTCGGGATTCCCCCTTGACAATCTAAAAAGAAGCGATATAATAATACTATTAGTCCACCCGGTTGATATAGGATAGATTAATGCCAAATGTTCAACACTCAAGTCTGACAGATCCCAATCTCCATGAACCAAAGGGGATTGCTGCTGCATCTGCTAACCAGTTGTATCTTTCTAATGGTAGTGGTTCTGGTACGTGGACTAACGCTAATAGGTTTCCCGGTACAGGCTGGGCTAAATATACGAATACGACATACGTAAGTACTACAGCCCTAGCGGTTAGTACTACTGAAGTACTTCTTCCATTTACAACTGATGATACAGTTACTCAACTTCCGATTACTCTTACTGGTACAAC